CCTGTTGATTAAGCTGTTGGGCATTCATTAATGCCTGTTGATTTGCTTGACCAACCGTTAGGCCAGCTTGCTGATTGGCAAGCTGCGACTGCATAAGGGCTTGCTGGTTGCTTTGTCCAACATTTAAGCCAGCTTGCTGGTTAGCCAGTTGTGCTTGCATCTGAGCTTGTTGGTTTGCTTGACCAGATGACAGAAACGCCTGTTGGTTGGCAAGGGCGGCCTGCTGCTGCATCGAAGCGTTTGCCTGAGAACGACTTAGGTCTTGTCCGTAGATGTTGCCAGCCATGCCAAGACGCTGCTGGCCCATGCCAAAGCCTTGGTTAAGTAGCTGACTACCAAGCCCAAGATTGCGATTTTCTAGGTCTAAATCTGCGGAGAGTCGCGCACCAATCTCACCATACATTGAACTCATATCACCAGATCGCCCACGCGCCTGTGATGCAATACGAGCTTGCTGGATGGCATTACGAACTTGCAGGGGGCTTGCGCCAGCCCTGCGATTGAGTATTTCTAAACCAGCTTGATTAAGACCCTGCTCACCCTGAGAGGCATAGAGTTGATCCATGCCACCCTGTTGCAGTCCAGCCCCAAGTGCGCTTTGCCCAATACCAGCAGCATTTACGCCCCTAGCGTTCATTAATGCCGCATTAATTTGCTGCGGCCCACCAAGTTGAGCGGCTTGAACTTGCTGCGGCCCACCCATCTGAGCTGCGCCAACTTGTTGAAATCCACCCATTTGAGCTGCACCAACTTGTTGTGCATATATGTTTTCTCTTGCTTGCTGTTGAGCTAATTGACTCGAAAGTAGATTAGAAAATTGATTCTGCTGGGGGCCAGCTAATGCGTCTGCCCGCTCTAAAGATGCCCTTAACTGAGGATTAGCATTAAGAAAGGCATCAGAAGCCCGTGTGCCATATTGCTCTACGTCTGCAATGTCAGCCCCACGTTGAGCGGATAGTGCAGCAATTTGATTGGCGTTTTGTGACTCTGTAGCAATCCTGCTTTGTTCTAATGCGCCTGGTTGACCACCAGTACCTCGTAAATAACTATTAAGATCAGCTAAGTTAAGTGCCGCATATTGTGGGCGATAAGTCTGCTCACTCTGCAATATTCTTTCTTGCAAGGCTGGGTCAGCCATTGCGTTCATGTAATCCAACGCAGACTTACCTGGATCAATTGGTGCTGGTGCTGGAGGAGGTGTTGAGATACTAGAACCCATGATTTATCCTGTGTTGAAGTTTGTGAAAGTCGTAGAAGCGAGGAGTAGGCTTGTTTTTGAAATCTCTGCGCCAACCAATTTTGGCAAAAGGGAAGGGTATTTTGCTATACATAATACTAAGGGCATTAGGGCCAACGCATAGCTCAATCCACCAAGCGTCCGCATCTTGCGGCTCCACCCATTCTTCGTATCGTTCCATAAGGCACGGCCTTGCAAGAGCGAGCATCGTGGGTTCAGAATAACAGAAGCCTCGCTCCAAATACATCCCATGAAGCCGAGGAAAGTCAGGGCCGTATAGAGCAATTGCATCTTGGATGGCTCCCATTAAGGAGTTTCTGTTAAACGAACAGCGGTGATAATGCTGCTAGAACCAAAAGCTGTGCCAGCATCAATGGTTTCTCCTGCGCCACTTGTTTTAATCTTATAGACAATAGCCCTAGTGCCGCTTGATACGGTCATTATTGCGCTTGTTGGCACAGAGAATCTAACTGAAAGATCGCCTGACTCAACACCTGTAGAGCAGGAATATTCAGTGGTTCCATCCCAGAAAACAGGGATAAGGCGAATAGTTGTACCAGTGGAACTTCTGATAGTGACGCTACCTGTAACTAGCCATTTTCCAACTGTTAAGGTTACCCCAGCAAAGCCATTGCCTGTCCCCAATACTAAATCAGTATTGAGTGTGCCGCCGTAAGTATTTGCGGCAGAAATAGAGGAAAGCGTCGAAGGAGCGGTGGCGGCAATAGTGATGCCAGCAGATGCATTAGTAATGGTTATATCAGAACCAGCCGTTAATGTGGCCTTAGTGAATCCCGTGCCATTGCCAATAAACAATTGACCATTTGTAGCTGTTTCTAATTTGGCTTCTGTAACAGCTCCACTTGCAATTTTAGCCGCCGTAATCCCACTAGTAGAAACGCCCAAAGCAATACTGCCAGAACCATTAGTGATAGAAAAACCTGTATCAGCGGTGAGAGTGGTATTGGTAAATCCTGTACCATTACCAATGAATAAAGCTCCATTAACACCCGTAGCTAGCTTAGCTGCTGTAACAGCTCCACTCCCAATCTTAGCCGCTGTAATTCCGCCATCCTTTACGCTAATAGCCGTGCCATTAACATAAGTAGTAATGCTATCAGTGGCTTGTCCATCTACGAATAATGCACCAGTAACCGCTAAATTAAGTTTGGTTGCCGTTACTTGATCTCCATCAACAAATGTGTTTCCTGTCGTCAGAATAGCCATAGGGGTAGTATATCAGTGTTATTTACAGAGATGTAGTTTACTTCTTAGAGTTTATGCCAAGATCGGTGAGTTGGGCGGCAAGCTTAACTGTGCGGATTTTAGGGCGACCAATCGTAGGCTCAAACACAAATTGACCACCATACCCGCGCACATTGCCAATGCGTCCCCGTACAGATGCATCTTCCGAGATAGCAAGCGTTTCCCCAAGCAACGAAGATAGTGATTCAAGGTTTTCATCGTTGTCAGGATTCTGGGTGATAAAAGAAATATCAACATCCGAAACATTGCTTGCAGAGCTTTCTGCCTGTAGTTCAAAGGAGTTAAAGCGTTTTCTCTCCATTGTGCCGCCTGTATATTGGCGAGTCTTTAGTTCTGAATAGATAGAATAGGCAGTGGCTGTTCCACCAATCTGGAGATTTAATAAGTCCTTATCGTCTTCGCGGTAGTCTAAGATATGAACACCGCCATCTTTATTAACCACATATAGATTATTAGTGCCGCCAGCCCCAGCCCTTACAAAATTGCGGACATTCCAACCTGTCTGCTCAATAATATCTAGGGATTCCCAGCCTTCGTTAAGGAAGTTATAGACAAAGATAGCGTTGTTTTCTGTGGATAAATCTAAAGGAACAGCAAGGTAATAACGATTGTCGTGATAGGTGGCAACGCAATTACTAATATAATCTGGATTGATCCGCTTAATCAATGGATTGATTGATTCACTCATGGGCATAGATGCGCCACGAAGATTGTATAAGTCCTCAAAGTTTACGGAGTACACCCCGTTATCAGATAGGAAGAAGATTTGATTGCCTACTTGAACCACTGTTCTGCGAGCAATACAGCCCACTTCTCGCGTTACTTCCTGCACTGTTACATCTTTAAGGGGTTGGCTTACGCCGCGAATAAGATGGATAGTGTTGCGATTGAACACAATAACATTGTCTTCGGCAAAGGGCTGAATGGCAACAACGAAGTCGGCTCCACCAGATGCAATGCGGAAATTGGTTTCAATCTGATCGTAAGTGTTCTGATCCAGAACATCTGACGCAATGATTTCATCCCTAATGTTGCGCGTAGCAATCGTTGGGCTTCCACTAGAACCTGTGGTGGTGTAATAGAAGGGCATCCAAAGCCGTCTTTGGTGATAGATAGCCCAAGGAGGGGCTGGCATATGCGTGAACCCACCGCCTACACTTTGTGGCGCACTCAACACTACGCTAGCACCGCTAGCATTATCTGCTGTGGCAAAGAATGTAAACGTATTAGCGTTTGCTACGGTGGTGACGTAGAATTCAGAGAGGGCCGTAAGGTTTGTGCTGCCAGCGTCAATAATCCTAACAATGTTGCCTACGCTTAAACCATGACTTGTTTCACTAATTGTTACAACACCATTGCTAATAGCACAATTACTAGCGGCAGTTAATGTTAATGGCTGTGTATACGTCCCATTGTCTACTAGCGCAAAAGCAGGGCTGCTAGCTAAACTTCCCGTAAATTGCAGAGCCGTTAATCCATCCCTAAACAGGAACAGATAGTTAAAGGCTTGGATCAAGTTTACTTCTTCACTAATAGTGACGCTGCCGGGATAGGTGATTGTAGTGGCTACACCTGTTTTTACATTAACGGCTTTAACATTAATGTTAGTTGCCAAAATAATGTATTCCTCATTATCAGAAGTTGGGTCTGAAAATAGACAGCTACCATAAACAGCATTAATGTTTGTATCTTCTAATCTTGGTGCGCCAACTACGGCAGTGCCTGTGGCCGTCCCAGAGATGCCTGCAATCGTAATGCTAACAGAGGTGCTGTTCACCACTGTAATAATATAATTCTGCGCTACAAAAGATGGGCTAATTCCCGTTATGCCAGAGACATACGCTAGTGTAGTGGTGGTAAAAGAATGGGCGGTGGCAAACCCAATAGTAATAGTGGTAGACACCCTTGTTACACTATTTCCCGTTTTGTTGGCGTAGGTGTAGAACGGCAGCGTTAATGCTGTAGCATTGGTAACAAGGGTAGTTCCAAAGTTTTGCACGCCCATGCGCGTCTGCCATGCGCCGTCTACGTCCATGCGCCCATTCGTGGATAGGGCCACTTCCCCAGCTTTTAGCTGATCAGGACGCAGACGGGCGTTAATGCGTGAAAACCCCGTATCGCCTTCTTCTATTAACGGATTATCCAGTGGGCCATAGTTATCGAAGCGTGCCATGGGCTTATATTACCTTAACAATCCCAAGCTCTACGGCTCCAATAGTTGGCAGATAATTTGTTAGATGTTCCCTTAATGCCGCCAGACCTAGCGCAATAGCTTTTCTTGCGTGCGGGGGAGGACTTCTTAATTGACATATTAGCGTCTCCAAAACGCACAATACGTTCCTGTCCATTCTGGCATCCTTTGACGACAGATTTTTTGCCGCCTTGGATGTCGCGTCTAGGGCTGTTACAAGGCAAATCCCTTGGATTCATCTCAGCAAGACTTACGAGAAGTGGAATAGCTCATGCGGCCACCATTAGCCGTTCCAGCCTCCATTACCCGCTTTTTAGCGGATTCGTTCTTCTCGTGCTTCATCATCTGCTTCTTGCTCATGTTCTTTTCGCTTTTATACTTCATTGTAGGGGATTTGATTGATTATGGGTAGG